GAGTTGAGTAAGGCTGCGCGGTGGCGGGGCATGTCGATCTCGGGGATAATGGTCACACCGCGCTCACGAGCGTAGGCTTCGAGGGCGCGGGCTTCGGCTTGCGTGTAGTACTGTCCGGCGAAACGCGTCATGGAGGCGGCGGAAGTCAGTTGCGGAAAGGCTTTGATCTCAAGGCGCCACGCTTGGTTTTCCGTGAGGTGCCAATGAAAGACGTTGACTTTGAAGCGCGACAAGAGGTCGATTTGTCGGCGAAGGTCGTCGATCGGGATAAAAGAGCGTCCGACGTCGTGCATGAAACCGCGGACTTTGAAGGCGGGAAAGTCGGTGATCGTGAGGCATTCGAGCCGTGGTGTGGCGCTACCTTGCGCGAGTTGGCGCAAAGTCTGTGCGGCACGAATCACACCGACGGGCGTGGCGGCGGTGATGTCGATGCTTTGGGGCGAAATGCGCAGCCGATAGCCTTCGGAGGGGAAGCCTTCGAGCGGATAGTCGAAGGTGTCGAGCGTGGAGTCGAGGCGAACGCGCACCGCGGCTTGGGCTTTGCCCGAAAAGGTGCACCGCGTTTCACTCAACACCGCAGCGAGTTGCGCACAGTGGGTGGGATCGTCGAGCAAGATGGGGCGGGCGAGCGAAAAATGGCCTTTGGTGCGCACCACAGCGTGGGGACGGGGCAGCAAGTGGGCGATTTTTCCCCAACTTGTGCCGACCGCGCAGCACAAACAGAGAAGCAAGAGGAGGCGAAGACGAAGTTGGGGCATAAAGTTGGGCAGTGGGTAGAGAAAAAGGAGAAAAGGGCGCGCCACCGTGGGGAGGCGCGCCCAGAAAATGCGGAAAAGCACCGGCGAATCAGACCATCGGGAGCTGCTGGCCGTTGATTTTTCGATAGAGGTCGAGGGCAAACACGTCGGTCATGCCCGAAAGGTAGTCGAGAACGGCCATGAAGCGCGTGGAAAGGTCGTCGGATTGAAGTTCATATTGCGACGAAACTTGTTTCAACAGCAGTTGCGAGTATTTTTTCTCGGGGTTCATCACGGCATCGCACATGAGTTCGAGCAGCGTATAGATGATGTGGAAACCCGAAAGTTCGATGTCGACGACTTCTTTCGAGAGGTAAATGCGTTGGTGCGCCACCGCTGCGCAGTTTTCGTAGGCCGTTTTCAGGCGTTCGGGCAGGTGGCGAATGAGCGAACCGGTGAAGGTTCCGCTCAAAATGGCGGCTTCGTTTTCGACAAACACGCGGACGCAGGCACGTTCGAGAGCGTTGATCACACACGAACGGAGGAATTTGATCTGATCGCCCGCATCGGTGTCCTCAGGATAGGAGCGGCGCAACTGTTCGCGCTCGGTTTCGTCGAAAAAGCCGAGGTAAAGTTCGATGGTTTCGGCGGTGGAGAGCAGACGGAGCTTGTGCGCGTCTTCGATATCCATGATCTCGTAGCAAATGTCGTCGGCGGCTTCGACGAGATACACCAGCGGATGGCGCGCATAGCGGATGCGATCGCCCTCATGTTCGAGGGCGGGGATGCCAAGGGTGTCGAAAATCGTGAGAAAGGTGTCGCGTTCGGGCGTGAAGAAGCCCATTTTCGGCTTATTCCCCGCCAGTGCGGCCGAAAAGGGGTACTTGACCACCGAAGCGAGGGTGGAATACGTCATGACGAAGCCGCCTTTTCGCCGACCGTTGAAGCGATGCGTGAGCAAACGGAAGGTATTGGCGTTACCGTCGAAGTGAGTGATGTCGTTCCACGTGGATTCGGGGAGGAACTCGCGGTATTGCTGTCCCGCGCCCTCGGAGAAGAAGGAGCAAATGGCCTCTTCGCCGGAGTGACCGAAGGGAGGATTGCCCATATCGTGCGCCAAACACGCGGCAGACACGATGGCGCTGATGCTTTCGAGGGCGGCTGTGTCGGCCGCGTTGTGGCGTCCTTCCAAAGCCCGCGCCACATCTGCCCCCAATGAGCGGCCTACGCTCGACACCTCGAGCGAGTGCGTCAGGCGGTTGTGGACAAAAATGCTACCCGGGAGGGGAAACACCTGAGTCTTGTTTTGCATGCGCCGAAAGGGCGAAGAAAAGATGAGACGATCGTAGTCGCGTTGGAATTCAGTGCGCTGTTCTGCAGGATGCTTGTCGCGATCTTCCTTGCCCAAACGGCGCGAAGAGATGAGATTGTGCCAATTCATACATGAAAAGATTCTAACAAGTTTAAGTTCCCTGTATATAGTTGGTTATGATAATCTTTCATTATTTCTTGCACGATGGTTGCATTGTTCATTATTTGTCTGATACACGCCGAAGTAGAGCAATAATCTCATCTTTATCGCGCAAATGATCTTCGAGTTGAGCTATACGAGCACGCAAATCTTGGATCTCTCTTTCAAGGCTCGTTGAAGCGGCCAGCGATATGTTGTTACCATTAAAGGATGATACGGAGTTATTCCCAATAGAAATATCCATGTTTCTTTCTGGAATATCGGGAAATCCAGGGAAAAAGTCAAGTATATTTACTTTCAAAGCGATGGCAATTCGTTCAAGATCTTGAGCCTTAATAGACCCCTCGCGAATACAACGAAACAGATTGATATGACTCATATCAACCTCTTTGGCAAGACCCTTTATACCGCCGGGACGTTTCAGCCCAAGAGTGCGGATTAGTTCTAGATTCATGGTGATAAAGTTTAGTGGACAACAATCTCATATTGCAAAAGCCTACTTTCTGAAAAAGGCGATATACAATTTTGATAACACAACTAAAAGTGATAACTTTGCAGAACAAAGATAACAACAACAACAACAACAACGAAAAAAGCCGATGGATAATTTGATACAAAAGGATATTCTTACTGCAGCCGTGATGAGAGAAATCAAAATCGGGCAGACCTATGAATTTCCCATTAAGAACTACGATAGAGTAGGAACTTACAAAAACAGATATGGCAAAAGTCTACAGCGAAAATTTGAAACGCGTGTAGACGAAGCTAAAGGAGTAATCTATTTAACACGAGTATCATGACACACATCCAACCCCAAACCATACCCGGTGCACGTTACGACATTACGCAAACGTGCGCGCTGCTTGGTATCCACCGCAATTCATTGCGCATCTACACCGAGAACAGGGATATTGTCGCCGAGTATCATGCCCCAACGGCGCGGAAACTCTATACCGCGGAAGAGATTCAGCGCTTTTGGCTAAGCACCGTAAAGTTAGGATAAAGATATATGCTGCCAGTAAAGTACGAAACACCCCGAGAAGGCGTACAGGTACTCCTTTCGGGATCCAGACATGAATACAAGCTCGATTGCTCCTTTTGGGCAATTCGTGCGAAAGCGTTTTTCGCCACACTCGAAAAAGAGTTCAGAGTCGAACGGGTGAAAAACGAAGATGATGGAAGTAGCGTCGTCTACTTCAAGACGAATAAAGAACAAGCAGACCGGCTTGTTGAACAAATGCAAGATATTGTCGAAGCGACACTCTATGATTTATGATTACAACCGAACAACTATATGCGGGTACACGTGACGGGCTGGACATCATCCTTTCCGTGTACCCGCAAGCGGAAGTTTGCGTGAACAACCCCAAGGCGAAGTTCAAAGCTCGAGAAACCGAACGAACCCCGTCTGCAACTTTGATTGCAAGCACTGACAAAAAAGGGAACCGCGTTTGGAAGGTGGTTGATTACGGAGACGAGGGGCACGCACTTTCGCCGGTCGACATCTGGATGAAAGAACGGGGAGTGAATAGATTCGGCGAGGCTGTACTGCAGATCGCTGATTTGTTCAACATACGTTCTGAAATCAACAAGACGATCAACCGTGCCGAGTGGGATGAACAGCCGGCAAAAGCTGATGAAGCGGAGGGGCAGACGGTATTCGAACTCATGGAGGAGATACCGGAGCCATGGCTGAAGGTTTTAGGGCCAAAGGTAACTCGGAAGGTGGCAGAAAGTTTGCACTGGCATGCTGCCAAGTATGTAGGCTATGTCAAGAACCGTGTGGTAAAATGCGAGTACTCCAATGAGAATTACCCTATTCTTTTGAGAGAATGCATTGTCCCCGCACAAGGCGAAGAGAAAGGTCGCACATTCTACAAAATATACAAGCCGCTTAACCCGGACAAGGCGTTTCGCTTTTCGTACGCGCCGAGAGGAGAAAAGCCGAGGTATTATATCAATGGACTCGAAGAGCTTAGGAAGCAGTGGAGAGAACTCAATGACAGACTTGAGCGCGAATGGAATTCAGACCCTACCAATGAGAATATTCCATACAAAGAGACTAAAATCTCGGAGGCGGTGATCTGCAGTGGAGAACGAGACGCCTTGTGCTGTAAAGCCATGGGATACGCCCCACTTTGGTTTAACTCGGAGACTTATCGCGTTTCGGACGCGGAATTTCGCGAGATCACAAAGTATGCCGAGACGATATATAATATCCCCGATCTCGACGCCACAGGCAAAAAGAAAGGGTGCGAAATGGCGCTGAGATTTATTGACGTGAAAACGGTTTGGCTACCTGAATGGCTTACCACTTACAAAGATAACAGAGGACGGCCGAGAAAAGATCTTCGTGACTGGATGGAGTTGAGAGGTGAGATTGCAGACTTCAAGGATCTCCTCATGATGGCGACACCGGCTAAATTTTGGCGCGAGAAAATCAATGAAAAGAAGAATAAAGCAGAATACTGGATCGATACGGTTTCACTTTTGGCATTTCTCGAACTCAACGGATACCACTGCTTGAAAGACGAGGACAGTGATTTGACAAGATATGTACATATCACGGGAACGACTGTGCGTGAAATCAAACAAAAAGATATCAGACGTTTTATTCGACTTTGGGCTGAAGAGCGCGCGTTGAATGTTGATATACGAAACCTCATTCTCAATTCAACAAAACTCGCAGGATCTGCTGTGTTGGAAAACCTTTCAGAGGTGGATTTAGACTTTTCAAATAGTACAGCTGATTCGCAGATTTTCTACTTAAAGAAAAATGAATTGCAAAACGTTGCTGTTGAAATTACCGGGGAGGGACTGAAAGAGCACACTGATGGCGCGGCATTTGGGCATTACGTTTGGGAAGAGAATGTGATTCCACATAGATTCACTAAACTGGAGGACATGTTTGAAATCACATCATCTGTTGATGAAACCGGGACGAGAGTTTGGGATATTGACGTGAAGAATACATCTTCTCCCATGTTCGGGTATATCATCAATACTTCGAGAATACATTGGAGAAAAGAAATTGAAGAACGATTTGCAACTTCAAAAGAGCGAGCAGCCTACCATGAAGCCCATAAATTTGACATAGCCGGCGAAGGACTAAGCGATACCGAAATTCAGGAGCAGAAATTGAATTTGGTAAACAAAATCTTTTCAATCGGCTACATGCTACACCGTCACAAAGACCCGTCAAGAGCATGGGCACCCCAAGCCATGGACAATAAAATAGGTTCTGATGGTGAGTGTAACGGTAGATCGGGAAAGTCCTTTCTCTTCAAAGCGTTCGAACATTTCATGAAGCAGATTAAGCTTTCAGGAAGAAATCCGAAGCTTATGGACAATCCCCACGTATTTGACCAAGTTGATAAAAGTACGGACTTTATACTGGTCGATGATTGTGCGCAATATCTTTCGATGGGTATCTTTTACGATATCATTACAGGGGCGTTGACGGTAAACCCAAAGAACAACCGATCTTTCACAATCCCATTTCACAAAGCACCCAAGATGGGATTCACTACAAATTATGTCCCAACAGACTTTGACGCCTCTACCATGGCAAGGTTGCTGCCTATGGTATTTTCTGACTACTACCACCAAAAAGCGGAAGAGAATAACTACATTGAGGACAGATCTATTCACGATGATTTTGGACGAAACCTTTTAACCGAAGATTATCCAGAATGCGATTGGAACCGTGACATCAACTTTTTTATGCAGTGCTGTAGATTCTATTTGAAGGTCGGAGGAGAGAGTGGGAAGATATTACCACCTTTGGGCAATATCCTACAGCGTAAGTTTAAGGCTGACATGGGTGAGAACTTTGAAGACTGGGCGTTGACGTACTTTGCTGAAGAAAGTGGCAACCTTGATTGTTTAATCGTCCGAAGTTTGGCCTTTGAGAACTACACAAGGTTTGCCGGTAATTTGGGTAACAGATACACGATGAAACGCTTTACCAAGCAACTCAAGTCGTTTGTAACATTGTCCGAGGAGATATACATGATGAACCCACCCGAACTTTGTAACTCGCAGGGGCGAATTTCGCGAAGAGTGGACGGGAAGTTAGTTGACGTGATATATTTACGCTCTAAGAGAGCGCAAGAAGCGAGAGAGCCTGTAAATGATTCTTTCAACCCACCATATATAAGCCAGTTCTAAATTAGAAGAAACGCGTCATGCAAGCAGCATGGCGCGTTTTATATATATTTGGCGTATTAGACGCGAGGGGCACAGTTCGCAGCACTTCAAAGGGATAGATTAAAAAAATAGATACCCCTTATTTTGTACTATTTATTTGTATCATCGTATCAGGGAAAGAAATAGGAAGTATAGATGCTTGTAAATCAAGGTTTTAATAGGTGATACAGAACTGATACAAATCCGTTACAGAACTGATACAAAAGAACGAGGAACTGTATCAAGGGGAAGTGTATCGGAGCAAATTGAGCCGTCAGAGCATAGTGTTTGAGTGGATCGGTGTTCTTTCATTGATTTGTATCAGTCCTATCTAATTGAAATACAGTGCTGATACAATGATACAGAAAAATAGGGTGAAACCGACCTATCTAAAAAAAGCGAGTGAAAAGAATTAGATGGAGACAAGACACATATATACGAGAAAATATCGTATCTTTGTCTTTGTAATAGTTTGATTATGAAAGATATAACGACGGAGTTGACTGTTCCTCCTTACTTGTTTGATTGGCTTGTTAATAAATATGGTAATCCGTTGCGATTTCCCGCGAGGTCGCCCCATAATGATTTACTACATGCGCTGGTGGCTGTAGCGAGACCAAAGCAAGGAGGGGAGGAGGTGGAACAGAAAAGAGGTATGACTTTGAAAGTAGTGTTACCTAATAGGAGTAGACACAAGCCCGAACACTACCATCATTTGTCGAAAGCAGCCAAAATCATATTTACAAGAGATCTCAAGCGCTTTTTTAGATTAGACTTGACGGCATTCGTACTCAATACTGCTTCCAAAGGCTGCTTGACGCTGGAAAGCCTGGAACAGTGGTGCAAGAGTCACGGTATAAGGATCACCCACCGCGACGCAGTCAAGCGGATATATTACCGCATGAAAAAGCAGTTGGAGGAGCAAGGTATCTTATTACCGCCGAAATTTCCCAAATCGTTGCAGTCATAACGAGCGCCTTGTCAAGATGATAACAACGACAACAACAACGCCCCCACGTTCAATTTACGCGGGGGCGTTGTTCATTCTACTCTTCGGTGGTGTTTTTCGCCTGTTCCTCTAAATAGCGATGGTAAAATCGGATCGCGTCGGACACGAATGCAGTCTTGTATAAGTAGCTATCATAGATTTGCAACGCGTCTTCTGGTAGGCCGATTGTGATTTTGCGTGCTACTGTACGCGGGCGGCCTTTGCTTGGAACACTACCAAGCGGACTTTTTGGGTGTTTTGTTTGCTCCATAATGTTTTAGTTGGTAAATTTGCACTGAACCTCAAAGATTTCAAGAGTGGGCGGGGTTTCCCCCGCCCTTGCATTAGGCTTTATAGGTGAACGTGAACGTCCATTTGCCAAAGCAAATCTTGATTGAAATTTTCATATCGCGAAAATTTGAGGTTAGACATCGCTGACAGCCTCGTGCTGAAAGCGGCAATTTTGAGAGTCATCACCTCTCTCAATTGCAATACAAAGATACGATTTTCTTTCTAAATAAGCAAGCTTTTGGCTTGATAATTAGAGAGTTATCGTATCTTTTTTTGGCTTGCTTTTATCTTGATCGGAGTGTGCAGCCTGATACAAATCGGGCGGCATATTCCGATTCTTTTTTAGCGCTCATGAGTTTCGAAGCGTAGGGCGCCAGGGGGGTGCATTCGCACAAAGGCCGCACTTTCGTGACGGCCTTTCGGGAACAAACGGCTAAAAACCAAAGGAATAGGGCAAAGCAGAGCCGGAAAGACTGAAAAACAGAGTTTTTTGCCTTTCTCTTTTGCCCTATTCCTTTGGTTTTTAGCCGTTCGGGACGTTTTGGGGCGCCTATGTCCACCCTTTCGGGATGAACATAGGTACCCGCCCCAAAACTTGAAAGAGGAAGGATCATGATCCATATTTTTAGCTGCTGAACTGGTATATCCGTTCAGCGGCTTTTGTCATTTTTTGCCCACGCGCGTTCTCCTATCTTTGCGCTAAATCGAAAACGCAGAAAATGGCAAGAAAATACGATATCAACATTGAGGGGCAAATTGGCGATTGGATCACAGGAGATAGTGTGCGCACAGCCATGCGACCTTATGGTGACAATGAGATTAAGGTGCGCATTTCATCGTTAGGCGGCAGCCTTTCCGATGGTTTGGATATCTGTACGCTCTTTCGTGGCCATGGAAAGGTAAAGGTTTATCTCAGTGGTTTTGTCGCATCGGCCGCGACAATCCTCGCAATGGGAGCGCACCGCATAGTGATGGCACCGGAAGCGGTCATGCTGGTACACAACTCGTCGATTATTCTTTTCAACTGGGAGAGGGTAAACAAAGAAGCAATCGATAAAAAGAAAGAAGAGCTGGAGAACCTTCGCAAGACGCTTTCCACCTTTGACGACTTGATTGCAAATATCTATTCTGCACGCACAGGGAAGAGCGTTGAAGAGATGGCAGCACTCATGAAAGAAGAGCGCTGGATCACGGCACAGGAGGCACTCGAAATCGGCCTTATCGATGAAATCGACAAATATGATGAGAGTGCCACCGGGCAGGAGGGGATCACGGCCACCGTGACAGCCATGTGCAGCGAATACGGTTTGCCGGTGCCACCGCTCCCTATTGTTAGCGAACCCTCAATGATTGAACGCGCGCTGGCAAAATTAGGTTTCGGGAAGAAAAACGATGACGTGCAAAATAAAAAACACTGTTTGATCATGGATAAGACAACACACCCCAACTTGTTGAACGCTTTGGGCGTTGAACAAATCACAGCCTCGGAGAAAGGCGTGATGATTTCGACCGCACAGGCCGAAAAACTCAACAACGCGCTCGCAACGGCAAACACGGAAGTGGACGACGCGAAAAAGCATGCAGAAGAACTCAAAAAGCAAAACACCGAACTGCAGGCAAAGATTGATAAGCTCCAAGAAGAGATTAAAGCGGCAGCCGGTGCAGATGGAGATGAGACGAAACAGGTCAATGACACCGGCAATCAACCGCCGGACGATGAGATTACAACGGCGGCGGCAAATGCTAAAGCCCAACTCGAAAAAATTAAAGGACTGCTCTAAGAAGAGACGACACAGTCCGAATTTATAACAGACAGATCAATAGAATATGAGCTTTAACCTCACACAGGACGATCTCAAAAAATCGGCGACCACCTATAAAAAGCAACTCCTGATTACGCCTATCATCAGCTGCGAAGAAACTTTGAAACATTTTACTCCTCGCCCCGGAGTGGCAGGTCGTGAAGTCATTACGGCATTGAGCGGAAATATCGAACTCGGCCCCTACGATCCCAAGCGAGTGGATGATGACGGCGTGAATGCCAATGCACGTACGCTGGAAACATTCCTCGGATCGGTCGTGAAGCGATTTGATATCAACACCGCGGGAACAACCGTTTGGGGAGAAAATGTGGCACAGGGCAAACAACTGACAACGGCTGATTTGGCACTGCAGGTGCTTACGTTCTTGTCCGGGCTTCTGGGTCAGAAACTCAATAAAGCGATTTGGGCAGCAAAACGCAACGATTCGGGAACCACAACCAAAGACTTGTTCAATGGTTTTGACACCATCACCAAACAAGAAATTGACAAGAGCGCAATTTCCACATCTAACGGAAATCTTTACGAGTTCACGGAGTCTTTTACGACAACCAACACTGTAGAAGCACTTATGAACTTTTACGAAGCGGCTGCACCCGAATTGCAAGGCGTGAAAACAAAGCTCTATGTGCCTTACAAAGTATATCAAACCTATAATCGTGATTATGCCACCCGCTTTGGTAACGTTCCTTACAACCGGGAATACTCAAAGACGTTCCTCGAGGGGACGCAGGAGCTTTGTGAACTCGTGCCTTTGGTATCAAAAGAGGGATCAGACTATGTGCACTTGAGCACGAAGAGTAACATGCTGTATGGATATGGCGCCGGGCTGGCGAAGGAGAATATCGAAATCGAAAAATTCCACGAATTTCTGCTCTCATACGTGGCAACAATGTATTTCGGAACGGAGTTCGAATCTATTCAGAAAGAACGCCTGTTCGTCGGCAAACTGCACGCTTAACCCTCAAAGACAACATCATTATGGCAAACAAATGCAACGGAATTCCGACTCTCACAGAAAGTTTGGTGCACTGCCAAGGTAGCAGGGTGCAGCCGGGCTTGAGAGATCACGTCTATGTCATCTCAAAACGCGACGTCGTGAAGTGGCCAAAACGTGTTTTGGCCACAGACAGCGGGGCTACCATGGAGAAACTTGCAACATTGCAAGGCGATTTCGTGCTGAAGGCGGATAAGAAGTGGAAGCGTATTGACGTGATTGACAGTAAAGCGCAGCTTGAATCCGATATGACCGGAGAAGAGCCGTCTAAACTTTACGAGAATAAGCTGACATTCCTTCACCCCGGAGTAGAGGAAGCCGCCACCGGTTTCTGTCAGTTGGCTGCTGAAGATAAGTTCATTTTCCTGTGTGTGCAACGAAACGGAAAGACGCGACTCGTGGGATCGGAAATGTACAGCACAGAAGTAAAGCCCAAACTTTCAAGCGGAGAAGGCTATTCGGGCGGTGGAACAACGATTGAAGTCATTGCACGAGATATTTCGCCCGCACCTTTCTACACCGGAAAAATCGAAGAAGACGAGGGCTCTATTTCTGGAGCCACCGACGAACCCACTGCAGTGGCTGCTGCAGGATCACGTGTCTGATTATGGATAAGGAATTTACAGAAAGCCTTAAACGCTGGCTTGAAACGCCGCGAGAAGAACGCGACGTGAGAGAGGGGGCGGAGCTGCTTTTGCGGATCAACGGCAACCGCCACATTTATAATTTGGCGATGAACCGCCCGGAGGCCGCACACGATCACGTGGAGTACGACTTGAAGAAGTTTCTGCAAATTCGGCTCGACGGGCATACGGTAGAAAGCATTCGTGAGATGGAACACGAACTGCTCCCCAAAGTCCGCTCTCTTATCCCACCGCCCGAAGAGGAAACGGAAAGCGAGCTCTCTGAAGACGACACCGTAGAAGAAACACCCACCGCCCCGAATGCCCACAGAGGACGCCGCCCCGACCACGATGAACTCCCCGAGCATATCCGAGCGATTTACGACCGCGGTGGAGAACTCTATGAAAAGATCAGACGAACTTTCACAGAGTTGCAAGACCTGGAAAAAGCCCCGCCCTGTGATCGCTACGAGAAGATAAAAATCTTAGAGGGGCTTTATGAAGAGTACATCGCCGGCTGGGATGAATACGACGCGTATGGCACCGCCGACGAAGACGAAGAAACAACTGAACCGGAAGATCCGGGCAACGAGGTGAAAAGAGTGGCAGCCGCACGCAAGTTTATTTCAGCCCATGTGGCAAAACTCGAGCAGCTCCTTAAGACCGAAGAGCCCGCGCCCGACGAAATTGAAGAGGAACGCCGTCAAATCACGGAACGAATCAATCTGATCGTGGAAACCGGCGGTAGTTTCAAACCTGATTTCGCCCAACGGTTGAGAGATATCGGGGTGGAAATGCCAACAGAGCAGCCCACCGCCGAATGAGTTAGAGATTGATTTATGAATTTGCTTGCACGGGGCGGACGTTGTGATAATGTTCGCCCCGTAATTTTCAAAGACGACAACTATGATAGAAGATAAACCGGAAATACACAACCCACGCGACGAACCTTTGCAGCTGTTTATTAGCGATAAGATCCAACTGGGTGAAGTCATCGAACGTCTACTGCAATTCACCGGGAAAGCCAATGTGCTGATCGCCTCGTTTTCGGTGGGGGAAGAGTTCACGCGAAAAATACATGCGCTGAAAAAGAAAGGACTCATCGGGCGAGCCGATCTGTACATTGATATGAAGGCAGCGGAAAAGACCGCGAGAACAAGAACTTTCACGACAGCTGTTTTTGACACGGTGAACTATTGTGCCAACCACGCGAAAGCCGTGGTGATAGAGGGGACGGAGCAGAGCTGCACCGTGATCACTTCACAAAACGGCACGCGCGGCACAAGAAACGAGGTATATAACATTACAAACAAGAGGACTTTTGCGGAATATGTGCGAAGAAAATTTCAAAACATCCCAACTTTTCAACTTAAATGATGAGTTTGATTTTTCGCTTTTCGAAAGACTCGTCAAAGCATTGACGCCGATCGCGGACATCGCGGTGCTGATGGACGTCGACGAAACGGCTTTGCGAGACGCTATTGAAGACCCAAATCAAGAAATCAGTAAAGTCTTTCGACGCATCAGAGCACAAACCACGCTCGAAATGCGAGAACGCAACATTGAGTACATGGAGGCGGGATCGCCCAGTGCGACCGAACGCGTGGCTGAGTATCTCAAACAAGCACAACTCGACTTATGAACATCACGCTGCTCGACACTGCGCAAAAATTTCTCTTTGCAGACGAGAGAGAAATGCAAGAGGCCGGGCTTTCGACGGGCACGCGGGGGAGAATGATCCGTTTGCGGGATCTTTACAACTACTGGCTGGCTCATCCCCGCCTGTTGGATAAAGATATAGTGGCGGAAATCATTCGGAGGTATCAAGTCGGAAAGTCCATGGCATACGAAGATCTGAAGGTGATCAAGTATTGTTTGGGCGCGATGAATCAGAGCACCGTAGAGTTCGAACGCTGGCAGTTTCGCCAACGGCTCGACGAGGCCTGGAATACTGCACGAGTCAACGGAGACGCCCGTGCCATGGCACAACTCGTCAATGCGCAGGGCAAGTTTATGCGACTCGACAAAGACGAAGCGGCAGCCCCGGATTACTCGACAATTACGCCGCCGTTCTTGGAAATTTCGGGCGACGTTTCGGTAGTTGGTTTTGAACCGATTGTCGACGTGGAGAAGCTCGTGAAGAAGTTGACGGCGCGCTACATTAAAGCCGAAGCGAAAGACGTGGAGTTTGAGGAAGTGGATAACGAAACAACACAATGAGAAAGTATCTGAATCAGATAGAGGCAATCACCGCCGAAGAGGTGGAGGCTTGCATGCCCACCGCAACGGCCGACGGCTTTCACGCGGCATTTGCCCGTGAGCACACTCCACGCACAGAAACATTCTGTTTGACCGATATCGCAGAGGCGGAAGTGACGGAGAACATCGAAAACGGTTTGCGGCTGCACACGACCAAAATCACAGCGCGCTGCAGCGTACGCCACACCCTCACAACGGCCGTCGCTTTGCGACTCACAGACACGGAAGGAACGCAATGGCTCGTGGGAGGCGTAGGAACGAACAAACCGCTCATTACCACAGAGCAAATGCACCCGGGAGAGTATGAATCACCCACCGTGGTGCAAGTGAATGTGATATGGACGGGGATCTTTCCCCTGTTAGAATTGATTTAATAGAAGAGGATATAATGATGGAATTCCTGAAATGGTTTGGCGAAGTTAATTGGCTGTTCCTTAAACAGAATGCCGGACAGCACACAGCGATGATTACATGGGGAGCCGGTTTTCTGCTCAGTTTGGTGCTCGTTGATTTGGTTTCGGGCGTATACAAGTCTATTAAGAACAAGAAGAAAATCGTGTCGTCGAGGTTGAGAGATACCGGTAATAAAACGGCAATCTATCTTGTCATCTACATTATTCTGGCTCAACTGGACATGATGGCATGCACAATTTTGCCGATCCCCATATTCTGTTTGGGGTGTGTCATTGTCTGTGGCGGTGTGGAGTTGAAGAGCATTTTTGAATCTGCAGAGGATAAGGCGAAAATTGAGCAGCAAAAGAATACGGTGCGCGTCGTTTTGGAAAAGACCAATGAGATCCCCGGACTGCCGGGCATCATTTCGCAGGTGCTATTTCAATTATTGAAAGACGCAGACAGCGGACAGCCCGCGGAGAACAAGGACGAGCTGATAAAGAAACTCGTCGAGCAGCTTGAACAGGCGAATAGAAAACAAGGAAACGACGTAACTCAATAGGGATTATGGCAACATTACTGGAACGAGCCGAACAAATTCGGGACGAGGTTCAAGAGGCGGCGAATACGGCGCAACGCGTCGGACAGCTGCTTGTTGATTTTATTACGGAGATGAAGGGAGCTGACAGTCGCTATCTTTCGGGAATACGCCCCGACACAGCACATGCTCCCATCCATTTTGCGCAAGGCCTGACTGCGAAAGAAGTGCGCACAGAAGGAACGGAGCAAGTACAGGAACAGTTGGTCGTCGGTGACTTCCTTTCGGGACAAAGTGGGGCGCGTATCAATAAAGACGGTGCAGCAGAAGTGGAAACTCTTACCGTACGTTCGCGGCTGGAGGTGGCTGAAATGCAAATCAATCGTCTCACTGCTGTGGAGGGCGACTGGCTGCTCACAGAAAGCGGGACGGTAGAACAGGTTGAACAGAGAGGCACGCGATGGGTGTTGACTATGCGCCGCCGATTTGAGGGTGACATTACGGCTTTCGCTGTTCACGACGTGATTAAAGGTATCGTAAGCACAGCGGCTGTCAGAGCCTTTCGCCCGAACACGCCTTTGCCCACCCCCGAAACGGCACTTTACGCCGTGGCATGGTTGAGAGTCGAAAGTGTAGATATCAACGATAATTCGATTACTTGCTCTTTGTATGACAACGCCGACGTCCCCGGTGGAGCAAATATGCAGCCGTGCGAGGGGATGAATCTTGCACGGTGGGGGAACACGAGTATCGCAGAACGCCGGTCGTGCTTGTATCTCTCATCGCGGGAGGGACGTATCATGCACTTGCAAGGAGTAACCGCCCCGAAAATCACAGCTGAGCACCAACGAGCGTCCTTTGGAACTTTGCCCGACTTCTTGAAAGCAGAACTGGGTGAAATCGTGGACGGCAAAGATGACTATTTGTTTGCGCGCGGACTGGTGGTGCAGGATATCATTCGACTGGACGCCAAAGCGAATCCTATTCCTGAAATCGTGGATCGGGGTAACTGGACAAAGGGAGCGAAGTATTTCGGGGGCACTCGCAACCCAACCACAAGACGTTTTGAAATAAGCGAGGTATGGCGAGAAGGAGCCCGGTGGAGGTGCACCACAACGAAATCCAAAGGTACAACAGAACCACCGACCCCGAACTCTACACACTGGACGCTTATTCAAGCGAGACCGAAGGACGGGAAAGACGGGGGGAATTACAAAACGAACCTTATAGATAATAGTTCTTTTCAAGAAGGAATAAAGGGGTGGGATTCCGAACAAATAGAGGGAGTTTTTGAAGACGGGCTATTTAGTCCGGTAGTAGGGACAAGGGCGATTAAGTTTGAAGTGAAAAGTTTGCGAGAACATGATTACGCAGGGATCTCTCAAGAACTTTCATCATACGATTTGCCACCGAGTACAATTTGCACATTAAGCGTTTGGGTAAGAGCCACATCTGACTTAAGGCAAGCGGCAATTATCGTGGCACCCAATTTGGATTCGCGCCCCTGGGCTGGTAAAGACATCGTAAAAGGACAAGAAGGGTGGCAGCGCAATGTCCTTAAATTTACGACGCCGCGAGACGTAGGAGGAAAGCCGATACGAGTCTACATGTTGCTCTACAATCAAGAGGAGAACGCAACTGTCTGGTTCGCCGCCCCTAAGCTCGAAATC